GGTCTACTTTGTCTATAGTCAGACATAGGTTGATCTGTATATGCTTCAACTCTACCTCTGTTTGCTGCAGCTTCGTTTTCTGCCGCAAGTTTTTTATCAAGTGCTATGGATGTTTTTTCTTTTTGTGCTTTATTTGTTTTATACATCTGTGATGCTTCTAACATTTGTTTATATTTAAATTGTTTTCTTGGATTTTCTTTTGTTTTAGCTATTTCAGCTGCGATCTCTTCATCGGTCATAGTGTCAAAACCAAACTCTTTAGCTAATTCCATTTGTCCCTCAATATACCCTTTACCTGTAAAGTTTTTGCCTGTTAAAGTTTTTACACCACCGGGTCCGTTAAACAGCATTCCTGAACCAGCTAAGTTGTCGTAATAACCTTTCATACTTTCATCTAGACCACCAATTCTATAGTTTCCTGTTGGCTGATCTCTATCAGTATTCATTCTTTTTTCTGCTAGATTTAATAAAAAATTTCCACCTGGAAAAAAAGATGCGCCTGCTCTTAAAAATCTAGGTACTTCTTTTTTATAACTATATGTTTCTCCAGTTGGACTAGCTGAAGGGTCTTCAAATTGTCTACCAATACCATACTGTTGGACATTTCCTGGAAGTCCACCTGTGTAATTTATCGAGTCATAAGAACCATAAGAACCTCCGGGCTCTAATTGTGAACCATAACCAAAAACATTGCCACCAATTGCTCCGCCACCACTATTTGTAAAAGCATTTGTATTAGTTATGCCCCCATCTTCTGCAGGCGGTGTTTCTTCTACAGGTAATTCATATGGGTTCTGTAAATATTTTTGTTTGGGTACGTATTTTAAACCCGCGTCTCGTATCTCTTGGTCTGTTGCCATTATCTCATTCCTCCTGGAGCTATGTCTAATCTAAATGTACCAAGTTTCCAGTTTTGTCCAGTGCTTGTATTAGATACTTTTAATGCGATAGACCTTGCTCTAAGTCTTGTGCTTTTAAAAGTTGTTGATGAGGTAGTGTCAAAATTTGTAGTAACCGGTGTGCTGTTAGGATAGTTTCTAGTTGTAAAACTAACTTGAGTAGTTCCATCTTGTTCAATGAAATCTGGTATAAATCTGCTAATTCTCATAATGTATTCACCGTCTCCTCTAAGATCAGGTGTACCCACAGCCTGACCTGTATTACTTCTTTTTTGAGTAATGTCAAAATCACCTGATAAAATATTTGCTTGGATAGCTGTAACAACACCACCGGCATTTACTTGATCGGTCCCTGTTTCATGTTCATAATATATACTAGTACCATCCGTGTTACCAATAACATCGAAAGAAGCATTATCGCTAGCATCATAATAAGTTGCTTGCGGCTTATCAAATACAGCAGAATCTTGCCAAGCAGTTCTAGCCAAACTACCAACGGTCCATATAGGTTGTTGTGCTGATGAATCTAAATAGTTATAAACTACCATTCTATCTACGACCTGTGAACCATTGCTACAATAAAACCAAGTTATTTCTCCATATAAATTATTTAATCCACAGTTAACTAAATCCCTTGCTACTAAATTTATTCCCGGTCCGGCGTCTGTGGAATAAACATAATCTTCTACCAAAGAAGGTAGTGTCCTTAACTGACCATCATAATTAAAGAAACCATTTTCAGACATCCAGTAGGCAGATCCATCAACTTCTTTGCAAGCATTTTTTCCTAAAAGTCCGCAGTTAGTTCCAACTTGTTGAAAAGAAAAAGTAAAAGGTTGACCCACAAACTGCATTAAAAATAATGCGGTATCAGTCCAAACATAAATTGCATCTCTACCTTTAATAGCTCCCATAATTCTTGAACCATCCGCTAATCTTTGAGTACCTGCAGTGTTCTCAGCTTTAACTGTATAAGCATCTGTCCCACTAATGTTTTCTTGGTCAGAAAATCTAATAAACATATCATCTTGAGTAGTAGGATCTCCAACAGTAGTTTCAGTTCCAAAAAATACTAAATGTCTGTCGGGAGTAGATACTAATACATGACGTGATGCTGTTGGTGCATTTGCTAAAATAGTTGCCCTTGTGTCGGTTGCATTTGCTGGAGCTCCATCCCATTCAAAGCAAGCCCCGTTATAAATTAGTGCAATAAGTTTTTGACCAAAGTTATCTAAAACCCATAGACCGGGAGAAATATCGAAATCTGCAAAAGAAGCTTCTTCGCCCCATGCAGTATAGTCTGAAATATTTGTAACTGTTGCTCCGCCACTATGTGCTGCTTTAGTTGTACCGTTTACTTCTCTAGATCCTCCGCTTAAAATATTTGTGCTAGTGTTATTAGCCGTAAAACTAATGTCTTCTGATCCAATTCTTATTTCTCCAGAAGAAGGAAAAGCAGCCGAACTAGTTAAAGGGATGTCAGTTACGGCATCATTAATAGTTGAAGCTAGTGTTGTAGTTGCCTCACCCGTTACTGTACCTCCATAGTTTCCAGCACTCCATCCAAAACCACCTACTTGTATAGAAGGACCAACTCTATAATAACAAAGAACAGATGCAGAGCCCGCATTAGTTACAGGAGTACCAGCTTCTGCTGTTGCCATAGTTACTGTGAATGTAATTGCACTCGGCACTGATGTGACCATAAATTTTTTGTCTTCGAACGAAGCGTTTGTAAAAGTGGATCCGGATAAACCACTGACACTGTCAAATAAAACAATATCATTTTGCAATAATCCATGGTTCCCGGTGCATGTTATAGTGACCGAAGTTGAAGAAGATGTACTAGTAAAGTTAGTACCTGTTAGGGTTTCTCTAATTGGGTGGATATCATAATATGTACCACCAGCATAAACATATAGAATCCTATTAGTCCCTAATGCAGCATATTTAATACTGTTGTTGTTTTCCCAATGGTGAATTGCACTGGTTCTACCTGTTAAATTATCTTCCCCTAATTGAGACCAACCCCCGATTTTTTCCGGAGTACCATATCTAAAACGTACGTTATCTCCATCAAACCACTGACCTTCAGCACCTGTTTCGGTAACTTGTTTATTAAATCCTGGAGCAAAGCCTAATTTTTGTAGCATAATAATCGATTATATATTTCTTGATGTATACAATGTAAATTGATACACATCAACTGCAGAATTTATGAAAGATAATAAAAGCTTTGAATATACTTTAAGGGAGATCATCTACCCTACCCTGACTAAAATTCATGAGTTTACTTATAAAGATGAGCTAGCTTTAAAATATTTTGAGGACAAGGTTAGAAAAAATATAGGACCTATGGACTATAAGACTAATGTTAAAGGTAAAATGACTGCTTGGAATTCCTTTATAAATGATCCTGAATTTAAACTATTTATAAATGATATATTTTATCCGACTATAATAAAACATACGCCTCTAAGAGGAACTAATGAAACCCTTATTCAAGTGAAAGAGGCATGGGGTAATCTTTTACACAAAGGGGATAGCGTTGAAAGACATCATCATAGAAATGGATATTACTCTACAGTTATTTATTTTGATAATGTGGCACCTCTACAAACAGATATAGGAGACATAGAAACCTTTAGAGGTAAAGTAGTAACCATAGATGGGTTTTTATACCATTGGGTTAATCCTGTTCCAAAGGATAGAATTAATTTAGTTTTTAATTGGAGTATTTTATTTGATGAAAACAATAGATAATTTTCTTAGTCAAGATTTATTTAATCAATTAAAAGACACCGTGTATAGTGATAGCGTTCCTTGGTTTTCTAAATCAGGAACAGTCGATAATAAAAAAGACATTGCCTGGTTTTCTCATTGTATTTATAATGAATTTAAACCAGATAGTAATTTGTTTGCCTTATTTCCAGAATTTATTGAAAGACTTAATATAAGTTCAATTATACAAATTAGATGTAATTTATCTTTTAAAACAAATAAAGATTTTAAAACTGTATGGCACACAGACTACACTTACAAAAACCATAAAACAGCTATTTTTTATTTTAACACAGACACATCTGGAACTTACTTTAAAATAAAAGGTAAAGAAAAGTTTGTAAGAGCTAAAGCAAATAGAATGGTTGTGTTTGATGGTAACATTCAACACTGTGCTTATTTAAATAACAAAGCAGATAAAAGAGTTGTTATTAATTTTAATTATTATGAAAAAAGTTAGGGACATTGTAATTGTAGGAGGCGGTTCATCGGGTTGGTTAGCTGCAGCTTATTTAAGTTGGAATTTTAAAAATTTAAATATAACTATTATTGATAAAGAGATCGGAACACCTGTTGGAGTCGGTGAAGCCACGCTTTTAAATTTTGCTCCTTTTTTATCTAGTTGTGGTTTTCTAAAAGAAGAATGGTTTTTTGAAATGGATGCTACAGAAAAATTAGGTATTCATTTTGTTAATTGGATTGATGAAAAAAAAGATGTCTACCATCCTTTTTACAACGACCTAGATACATGCAAAGATTATAAAAAAGCCATGACGACTAAATTTGATAATTTATCTAATGTAGCTTACCATGTTAACTGTGGAAAATTAGTTTTATTTATACAGAAAAAATTAAAAGACAAAGTTAAATTTATAAAACAAGATGTAAGTAAAGTTGTTCACGATAATAGTGGAGTAGAACATTTAATACTAAAAGATAAAAAAAAGATAAAAGCAGATTTGTATATAGATTGCACTGGTTTTAATTCTATTTTAAAAGATAGAACAGAAAAAATAATGTTAAGAGATAGATTAATTTGTGACACAGCTGTTGCTGGTCAAATTGAATATAAAGATGTTAAGAAAGAAAAAGTGCCTTATACAAGATGTGAAGCTGTAGAGGAGGGTTGGGTATGGTCTATCCCTGTTGCTTCGCGTATTGGTTCTGGTTTTATATTCAATAGACAAATAACAGATATAGAAGATGCAAAAGATTTTTTTGTAAAACATTGGGACAATAGAATTAAAAAAGAAGATTTAAAAACAATAGATTGGACACCTTACTATGATAAAAAAATGTGGAACAAAAATGTTGTGTCTGTTGGACTAGCGGCAGGTTTTATTGAACCATTAGAAAGCACGGGACTAATGTTAGCTATGGAAGGTGTATATGCTTTATGTAAAAGAATCTACAAAAATTCTTTTAATAACGATGATCAAAACTACTACAATGAACATATGAAAATGTTTTATGAAAATAGTGTTGATTTTGTAAACATGCATTATTTAGTTTCTAAAAGAAAAGGTATTTTTTGGGAGAAAGGCAGACAACTAAAACCTTCGGGAAGATTTGACATATTTAAAAAAGATATTTTAAACAAAAACTATACAGATTTAAAAGAAACAAATATATTTAATGACACAGATTGTTTTGTATCAAGCAGTTGGTTCTGTTGGTTAAAACAAACGTTATGATAAAACAAATAAAATTTCCAACACAAACTTTTATGGCAGGTGGTTACATAGATAAAAATTTATGTGATGAAATAATAGAGTACCATAAAAATTTTAGGCATAGAGCTACAAATGGTGTAGTTGGTTATCAAGAGAAGCTTTATGTAGATGTAAAAACAAAGAAAAGCTTAGATTTAGTTTTAAATAGTAATCATCAATTAATGCAAAAGTATAATAATGAATTAAGTAAAGTATTGAAGATATACTGCAAAAAATATACTTGGGTCAATGAAGTAGAAAAATTTTCAAATATGGTAGAACCGACAAACATACAATATTACAAACCTAAAGATGGTTTTAAAAAATGGCATCAAGAAAGACATGGAAAAACTACATCACATAGACAATTAGTATTTATGACTTATTTAAACGATGTACCAAATGGTGGTACAGAATTTTATTACCAAAACATTAAAACAGAAGCTAAAAAAGGATTAACAATAATATGGCCTTCTGATTGGACCCATGCTCATAGAGGCATTATTTCTAAAAAATATGAAAAATATATTGTTACTGGTTGGTTTAATTTTATTTAAATATCTAACCAAGTAGAAGTCTCTGTATCCCAGTATTTATCAGCAGCTTCCAGTGCTTCAGAGAACGCTTCCCACCTTAAATTACTTTCATTCCAAGTAACTAAAACATTAGAACCTTTGTCAGGTTTTGTAACTGGTGCTTCCCATTCAAACTCACTATTTAAAATCCAGCTTTCATGTGGTTTTTGTGGATAAAATACATTTGAATTTGGATCATAATGATCCCCACTAACACCCTTTGTACATTCAATATAAGTACCTTCAGTATCTCCAATTAAATTTTTACAATGATCTATGCCTTTTGCAAAATCCTCGTCTTCAAATATGACAGTATTCTCAACAATATTATTATTTATTTTTGCTAAATATTTTACCATTATGCTACCAAGTACCTTACTATTACTCTTCCGTTTCCACCAGATCCACCTGAAGCATCAACGCCTCCGCCGCCTCCGCCGCCAAGGCCATTTGTTCCATTTGAGCCTCCGCCGCCAAGGTTTTGTCCACCGGTACCGCCGCCGCCTTGGCCACCATTACCTGCTGTTCCACCCCATGAACCTCCGCCACCACCGCCAGCATATGTGACTGATGATCCTGTTATTGAGTCTGCTTTACCTTGTCCGCCATCTGGTTGTGATCCGCCATTTCCAGCACCTCCGCCTCCACCAGCATTAGCATCTGATCCATTTCCTCCTGAATTTCCAAATCCTGATCCACCTGAAACGTTTCCTTGTGTAGAGTTACCCGGTCCTCCGCCTTGTCCAGCTCCACCACCGCCAGAGCCACCTTGGCCTCCTGATTGACCTGTTCCGCCTCCTCCTCCACTACCTTGTCCTGTAGCAGTAGTATTACCTGCGAAAGTTGATGAACCACCGTCTGAACCTTTACCATTCGATCCGTTTCCGCCTCCACCTGACCCTATTGTTACAGCATAGTTTGTTGCAGAAGTTAAAGTTTGAGATCCTGTTAAAAACCCGCCGCCACCTCCGGCAGCACCTGTCGGCCCAGCGTCACCACCGCCACCTCCAGCACCAATAACTAAATAATCAACATCAGGAGTATCACCGAGTACGCTTACTGAAAATTGTCCGCTAGAGTTAAAAGTGTGTATTTTATAGTTACCTGATGTAGATGTTGATCCACCACTGGCTTCCATAAAAACCGGCGCAGAACCCCCAGCACCAAATCCTAAGACTTGATAACCAAAAGATTTACCTCGGGTTGATTTTTTTTTATTTGAACTCTTGCCTTCAACAGTAAGAGGTTGATTTAATTTGTCTCTCATATCTAAATTCCTTATGCGTCGTTAGCTGCGTCAGTAGTAAAGAATATTTTAATACCAAGAAGTCTGCAGTCATCATCTAAAGTATCCCCACCTGCATTTGCATCTCTGAATATTTGAAAGTAAGTTTGTTGATCTACTGCAGGAGATCCTGCAATTGTAACTGCACTACTTACAGCTGAAACTTGTTGATCTTCTATTGTTCCTATACCAGTATCTGAAACAGTAACTGCTGTTCCATAAGCAACGTCAATAGTATCACTATCTCCGCATGCTACACCTTGTAATCCCCAAATACATACACCTGTACTTGCACCACCGGGTGTCCAATATACTTGATAAGTTATTGTTCCTTCATTCCATGATTTAGGAAAAGCAACTGAAAATTGTGCAAATTCATCTGTAGCTTTATCAAAATCTAATACTTTCATATCAGGTCTTGTTGCTGTTGTTTCAACTTGTTGAGGGTCAGCACCATTTGTTGTTGCTCCATACATTGCTGAAGCTGGAACCCACATAGTCTCTGTTCCTGCAATTTTAACTGCAGCTGTTCCTGATTTAAGAGTTCCTGTTCCTTTAGGGTTTAAATTTATATCAACATTAGTTTCACCTGTTGCTGAAAGAATTGGACCATTACCTGTTGCAGCATTTGCTAAAGTAAATTCATTAACTGCTGAACCTGTAGCTGTTAAAAGTAATAATTCATTTCCATTTGTATCTGAAATTTTTGTTCCTATTGCAGGACTAGTTAAAGTTTTATTTGTTAAAGTATCTGTTGTAGCTTTTCCAACTAATGTGTCAGTTGCTGCGGGTAATGTTACTGTAACATCTGCTGTTGAAGCAGGACCAATTAATGTTACTTTGTTTGTACCATTGTCTGTACCTTCTAAAAATTCTACCTTACCAGCAGTTGCTGATCCAGGACTTAATATAGGGTCTGTTAAAGTTTTGTTTGTTAAAGTCTGTGTTCCAGTAAGAGTTACTTCATTTGCCTCACCTATAGCTGCTTCAAAAACTCCAGTGTTTGTTGCAACACCATCAAGATAAATAAGTTTGTATCCTTTGTCAGTAGCTGAAAAAGTAACCGTTGCTCCTGAACCCGATACTGCTTTTAATTGTACTGTGTATGCACCTGATGTACCATTTTTAATAATGTAAAAATTTTCTGTAAGTAAAGGAAAAGCTATAATTCTGTTTCCTGTTATTGATCCTGTTAATTCTATAACTCTTTGTTGGGCAGTACCTGTTAAAGCACCATCTGCAATAGTTAAAGTTGTAGTTCCTGCGCCACCTGCAGTAGAAACTTGTAAAACTCCACCTGTAAGTTGTTCAATAAGACTTAAATTTGCGTTTGTTTTTGTTCCCCAAGTACCAGCATTTTCGCCGGTTGCCATTAATTCTAAACCAAGATCTGTGTATGTTGATGCCATAATTTTGTTCTCCTAAGCTACGTGTGTTACATCTGTATACGATGTTTCGCCCACAACGTCAACATCTGAATAATTAGTATTTCCTACAATATTAACATCTTGGAAACCTATTATAATAATCTCTCCTACACTAGACACTGCTTCTTGTCCAGTTAATCCCATTACATCTTCTGGTGTAATTGTACCTGTTGCAGACGTTGTAGAAACACCGGTTAATGGAACACCTATTTCTGGTATGATAGAACCTACACTTGAAGTAGTGCTAACCCCTGTTATAAGGACTTCTAGTTTTTCAACTATTTCTATCTCTCCAACACTAGATGTTGCACTTACCCCAGTAAGTCCCATGACATCCGCTGGAGAAATACTTCCTGCACTAGATGTTGCACTTACCCCAGTAAGTCCCATGACATCCGCTGGAGAAATACTTCCCACAGTAGATGTTGCACTGACACCTGTTATGACAGGTGTAGAATCTATAACGAAACCTAAAGAACCATTGCTTGAAGTAGAACTTACTCCTGTTGGAGATATTACAGATTCTAAATTTAAAGTTAAAGAACCAACACTAGAAGTTGTAGAAAGTCCAGATGGTTGAATAAGTTTATTAAATGAATCTCCGTAAGGTTCTTCACCCCAGCCGTTTCTACCCCAACCAACTAAAGTACCTGCGTTGTCAAAAGTTCCAAGTTCTGTTTGTGCTTGTAAACCTGTTGGTGATACAACAGAAGTTAGATCTAAATTAAGGGAACCTAAACTAGATGTAGAAGATAATCCTGTTAATTCTGTAGTAATAATTTGAGTAGCTGTAACACTTCCAATACTAGAAGTTGTACTTAATCCTGTTAGTGCAACAGAATATTCTACACCCCAACCGGAGTTGCCCCATTCTTGCCTGCCCCAACCTTCTTCGTTAAAAGCTTCTATTGACCCTACGGATGATGTTGATTGTACACCTGTTAAAGAAACAGTTAAAGTATTAGATTGCCAAGAATTTTGGTCCCATGCTACTGAAGGATTATCGCCACCCCAAATAGATGCCATAAGGAGTTCCTCCCTATGCTATACGAAGGATTGCGTTAGATGCGTCTGCTGTTGGAAATTGAATTGTGAAAGTTCCAGATGATACAGTTTTGTCTCCACCGAATGCAATTGCACAAACTGCTCTATCAGCGTTTGTATCATTATATATTAAACAACCATTAGCTGTGAAAGAAGCTGATGTAAAAGATACATCTGAAAAATCACAACATGCAGTGTCAGTTGATAAAGCTGGAGTCACGCTTGTAAGTGCTATACCACCTGCAGAATAAGCAGATCCTGATGTGTTAGAAATTTCGTTTGTTGAACTGTAAGCTGTTGTTGATTTATTTATAGTAGCACTACTTGTGTATAAAGCTAATTTAAAACTGTTTCCAGATGATGCTGTAAAATTGTGTAAAGCTTGTAAAACTTCTGTTTTGAAACTGTTACATACCGCTGATGTTATTGCCATAATTTTTTTCTCCTAGTTTAGGGTGAAGGTGATTTGACTTGTATTCTAACAGTTCCGTCAGTGTAATCGTCTCTTCTTCTTCTCCCAATTTGCATTCCTGCAAACTGTTGTATTGATGTTTTATACTTATTCTCGTACAGTGTCAACATCTCCATTGGACCTTTTAAAAATCCAAATGCTTCTACTAAACAAGCATACAATAGTCCTTGTGGAAAGTAATTACTTAAGTAAGTAGTAGA